TTCAGGATGGCTTGGTCGAAACGGTCCATGATTCCCGCTTGCTGCGACTCGACAGCAGGCCGCATGTACGGGCGGGGTGCAAGATTAAGCATTCCCTTGCCGCCAAGTTCTTGGATGCGAGCGTATTTCAGGCCGCTTTTAGGCCCAACTTTGGCATGCAGCCCGCCGCGTGATGGCTCAATCACAATTTGTTGAAGGTTACCGGTCTGTTTGTGCGGAGGTGTGCCCGGCTGTGAAGCGGATACCCAACGGTTCAGTGGTGAGTCGTACCAGTAGATTCGACTTGCCCCGCCGTGTTCACCGCCGAATCGCATTGTTTTTTTACGACCCTTCACTGTTTTCAACTTCTGAATTGTTTTCAGTCCGTTTGAAAACGTCAGAGCGTTTTTCTGGGTTGCATTTAGCCCTTTGAAAGCCTTGCCTGTCTGTTTATTCAGGCTCTTTGTGGCCGCTTTTCCTGTCACGTTCAACAACCTGACAGCCGCGTTTCGGACCTTGCCTGCCGAGATGCGGATTGCCTTTGATATTTCTTTGTGGAGGCGAGCCTTGTACGCTTCGCCCTCCCACTCCAGATAGAAATTACGGCTAATCATCCCATCACCACATTTCGATAAGGCTGCAATAGCTGCGTCACAAGTGCGGGCAAGACGCTTCCCGTGTTCAAGATCTGATACATTGCGGAGTAATCGCCGATGCGCTCCATCTGAAGTGGTGCCGGATTCTGGCCATTGTTTTTCAAATGAACCGCCGTCAATGCGATCGCCAATTTGACATCGGCTGTCAGGTCCGCAGGTAAAAAGGAACGTGCACAATACTGGTCGATCAATGACGATGCCGCGGACAGGTAGGCCACGGCAGCGGCAGCGGTCCAAGTGCCGATCACATCGGTGTAGGTTGTTGCTTCAGATTGCGAGATGTAAGCGGCCATGATTTGCCTCAAAATGTAAATGAAACCCGGCGGGCAGGGAAGGACCCGCCGGGTTGACTACCAAACCGACAAAACCAAAATCAGACGGCTTCGTGAACGATCTGGAAAGCCTTTGGATCACGCACAGCACCGCCAAAACGGTACGAGAACGAAACCCGAATTCGGTTCTTATAAGCCATCGAAATATCATCGACCAGAACCGTAAAGCCCTGACGCAGCAAGAGGAAATACTCGCTGAAATTTCCGACGATAATTGACTTCGGCGAGCTCGTCCCAGAGATTGGAACGAATTCGTTGAAGTACACAGGAGAACCAAGGACGTCCGGCTGTGGAGCCTGCGTGTATCCAGCCAAACTGTTTGGCAGGAACAATGGGCGGCCAGTGGTATCCAAGAGTTGCAACAGCTTGCCGTGAGTGCCGCGAGCCATCACCCATGACAGGTTGGGGCTGTATTGTTGGCGAAACGCGTAGTAAGCGTCCGTGATCTTCGGACCTGTTAGCGTGTTCGCCACGCCGGTCTTGGTGATGCCAATGCTGGTGTTGGTCAGGATCCCCTCGGCCTGAATTGAGCCGGTGAGACCGTTGATGATTTCATCGTCCAGTACAGCGGCGAAGGCTTTTGACGCCTCGCCTTGGAGATAACTGGACAGACCCGGCGCGTCTTGAAAAAAGTCACGCGAGACATCCGCAAACATCGAGCCGGTATTTGCATTAATCACCATTTGGCCAAACGGCCCGGTGTCCTTCTGATTCGCGGTTCCGTTCGGGCTTTCACCTTTCGTTGGGCGGAATGTGGTGCCATAACGTGTGTCAGTGTTGACATCGTTATTTTTAGGGATCGTCACCGAACTGACGTTCGTGCTAAGGGTTTGGCAGATTCGCGGCATCACGGGCTGGACAGTCCGAGGCGTGATGATGTCAAAGCGAAAGTCAGGGGCCACGGCATTCGATCCGAGGCTGGTCGACGCGAGGTACATGTCCTTGCGAAACGGGGCGAAGATCTCGTTTGGCGACAAGGTTCTATCGCCACCCTTGCCGTATCGTTCAAGGACATCGCGATGATTGCGGCTCTTGACATCTTCCAGCTTGCCACGCGCACCCAAGAACGACTCGAAGGCTTTGTGGTAGTCGTAACTGCCCATCACCTCGGCCTCTGAGAGTGTGGCAAGCTCGCCACCCGAAACGACCTGGCCAGACTGGCGGTCAAGTACAGCGGCCTTACTTGTGGCCTGTGGGCGTTGAGGTTGTTGCGAATACTTTTCAACCATTGCGTTTGCATTTTCGAGCGCCTTGACCAGTTGATATTGCCCGTCACAGGCTTCAAGCTGGTCGATGGTCGATTGCAATTCGCCAGACTTTTCGGAGCGGATTTCGTCCGAACCGGCGATCATTTCATCTCGCAGTGATTTGACTTTATTGGCCAAAACAAGGCGATCTTCGGCGATTGTGGCCGCCGAACGGGGCTCAGATGCAGTTACAGACATGGGTCACTAACCTTTCATTTACCGCTTGGCGGCGGTCAGAATCGAATCAGCCAATTCAGCCCGTTGGAACAGTTCCAGCAGGCGATCGGCATCCACCACCGGGGTCGGTGTTTCAAGTGATTTCACCGAGAGAATTCCAGCGTCTTTATTGGCTGGAATTGGCACAAATGAAACTTCGAGGATTTCATTGACCTCGGAAATCAAATTAGCTCCACTCTTGGCAAGTTGCTTTTGCGTGCCTGTGGGCTTGTAGTTGTAGCGGTTCCAGATTTCGAGCACGTCCGCTTCCTTGATCTTGCGAGATGCGGCCCGAAATGAAATTGACATTTTATTGACGGCTTTTTCTTTCAGCAGTTGTCGTATCCGCTGGCCTGTTTCTGTGGCTGAAAATGAGCCATCAACCAGCAGTCCATTGCGGTCCTCGCGTGCATCACGCATGGTGGCAGCTACGGACATCGTCTTATTGATGTGGTCGGCAAGTATCACCCCGCCATCGTCCAGAAACTCTGGCAGGGCCTTGTTATAGGCGCCCGGCAAAATCATGTCACCTTGCCGGTCGATATTCAGGAACCGGCTTGCATAGGCTGTAAAGCCCCCTGAATCAGACTCTGACAAGCCTGATTCGATTGCTTTGGTCATCAGATCCATGTATCAGGACTCCAGTACCCGGCCTGTTTTTGTGAACGACTTAGCGTTGCCGATTGCAACCGATAGATAACCGCCTTGATCCGCCGTTTCATAGTCTGCTTCGGATGGTCTCAGGTAGCCGTTTTCACCGGGTCTGGCGGGCGGTTTGAGAGTCTTGGGCATTTCATCATCGAACACCTCTAACAGACTGCACCGGCAGCCGGGATGAAACGGAGGAAATTTCAGGTCCTTGTAGGTCTTGTTGTTGCCGTTCGTGCCGAATGTCCCGCCCTTGGGGATAATCGGGCATAAACGATAAATCATGTGGCACAGGGGGCAGGCATCATCCGAGACGAGCAACTCCCAACCGGCCACGAAATCAAGGCTTTCGGCGGCTTTAACAAGTCCGGTGTTATAGGCCCGTGCTGATTCCGTGATTGCAATTCGGCGGGCACGCCAGCGGGCGTTGTCCTTGACCCAAGTGCTGATTCGGTTGGTTAGTTCACCAGCCGTTTCACCGGACTCGATAGAGGCTGCGATATCCAGCCGCATGCCTTCCAATGTGCGGAGCGTGTCGGCGGTGAATTGCTCAATCGTTTCGTTGCACAGGTCCAGCACAGCCTCGCGAGCGGCTTGAAGCACCTCTGGAGCACGGACTAGCCATTGATCGGCATCCTGTTGGTCCAGCGACACCAGCAGTGACCGACCTGACTGGTCGATCCATGCCTCGATAATCGGGACGAATTTACCAGCCATATCCAATGGTGCGGTGAACGGGTCGGCTTCCTTTTTTCGATCGTAGATGGCAAGCCACGGTTTTGCCACGTTGTTGCCCAGCTCCGTGAGGATGCGGCGGGCAATACGCTCCAACTCCGTGCCGCTTGGCATGGCATTGAGCCTGCTCTTAGGTGTTTTGCGTTTCATTTAATTTAGTGCAGGTGCCGTGTCAGGCGTGATCGTTGCAATTGCCGAGACGGAATAGGCGTCGAAACCCCATCCTTGAATATTCTTTTCGCACAACCACGCACGCCCATTCTGACCCCATCGCGTGCCCCAACTGTTCTGCCACCTGATGAGCCATTGCCCATCTGGTGCACGTTTCATTCCTAGCCCGCCCATCACAGCGTGATTGTGCGAGCCTGACCTGTTGGATGGGCAGCCGTTGGCGTCGAGTGCATTAAAACCGGAATTGACTGGAACGCTGAAATTAAACGGTCGCCTGAGCTGCGTTGCAACGCACAAATCGTCCCACGTCAGGAGCGTCGTGCCGATTTCAATTTTGAACCGCTTGCAATCGTTGCGTGCCTGTTGCTTGACTGAGGATGGGTTGATCGTGCCAAAAGGGACTAGCGAAGTCTCGCAAGTGCCTGACTTCTCCAAGAGTTGCAACGCCTCGGCAATGCTTGATCCGGTATCCCAGCCACGGCACAAGTCGGCATAAATCAGCCAGGGAGACAGTTCGATATGCGGTTGACCGGCAATCCAGCGAGCCACTTCCAGTGATGTGGCTGCGGCGTGTCCGTTGCAGGCACCAAACTGGCCTTGATCTTTGACTTTAACTGGGAAGTTTGGTGATGAGGTGAGATCGAATTCCACCCATTCGCTTGGCAGGATGGCCGGGAGTGGCTGCGAGCCGAGTTTGAGACTGATCGACGGTGGACGGTTGCCCATGCCCCGCCAGTCGTTCCCGAAACAGGGGAAGAGTTCGGGCTGGCTCATTTGATCGCCTCCAGTAGTGGTGTGAGGCTGCGTTCGTGTTCGATGCGACGGGTGGCGATTTCGGCATATTCGGGATTCAACTCGATGCCGATAAATTCCCGCTCATGTTGAAACGCTACCAATCCCGTTGTACCTGCGCCGCTGAATGGGTCAAGAATAGTGTCGCCAGCCTTGGAACCGGCCTTAACGCACGGCTCAATCAATTGTGGTGGAAATGTGGCAAAATGGGCTTCTTTGAATGGGCGTGTTGAGACTGTCCAGACGCTGCGCTTGTTTGCCATGCCACTCTCACCCCAAACCTTTTCCATTCTCTCTGTACCAACATCATTTCTCAAATGGCCGTCATTTTTGTTGGCTTTGTTTTTGGGCGCGTGAGGCTTACCAATCATTTCTTCTTTAATCGCATCAGCATCGTAGTGATACTTTTGCGACTTGCTCATAAGGAAGATGTATTCATGCGCCTTTGTGCATCGGTCTGTAACGCTTTCAGGCATGGGGTTCGGCTTGTGCCAGATGATGTCCTGCCGCAGCGTCCAGCCGTCCGCCTGTAGGGCGAAAGCGACGCGCCACGGGATGCCCAGCAGGTTCTTGGTCGCCAGGCCGGTAACAACCGTCCGCTCGGTGACGCCATTGAGCGCCTTGCCCTGCTTGTCCTCAGCGGACTGGGTCCCGTGGTAACGGGCGTTGAACCCGGCGTGGGTGTTGCCGCCCACCGACCCGTAGCTATCCCCCAGGTTCAGCCATAACGTGCCGTCATCTCTCAATACACGTCGCACCTCGCGGAACACCTCGACCATCTTGGCAACGTATTCCTCTGGCGTATTCTCTAAACCCATCTGCCCATCAACGCCGTAATCCCGCAAGCCCCAATAGGGTGGAGATGTGATGCACGTCTGGACTGATTTATTTTCCAGCGTCTTCATGACTTCCAAGCAGTCGCCTGTGATAATCATTTGATCGCCTCCAAAATCGCCATGATGTCGGCAAGATTGGCGGGTCGAATCACCTTGACCAGCTTACCGTTTGCATCCTGTAGGATCACACACGGCGTGCCGGTGGATTGCAGCGACGCACGGAACCCAAGGCTGTCGATATCGGCCTCTGTCGTCAGATACGATCGGTAATTGATCGCTTTGCGTTCGACCTCTGATCTGAGAGCGGAATCGGTGCGCCATGCCGCTTGATCAGGGTTGTCTGGGTCAACGATCACACTCAGCCACTTGACGCCCGTGAGCGTGTCAGGGATCGGTATCGGGATCGGTCGTGGTTGTGGTGCTGGTCGCGGTGTGATTTCGCCAGATCGGATTATCAACACTGTGCCGGATTGCTTGCCCACCAGGTAGGTGTTGCCACCATCGGTGATCGCCCAGGACGGTTCCGACATGGCGGGAAGGGAGGTTGCCACCATGTCAGCACCGTGAGCGGATGCACTGATCATAAGTAATCCGGCCAGAAATCGTCGCATTATTCCCCCTTGTATACCGAGTGCATTTGCGACTTCTGACCGTCAATCAATTTGCCGAGATCATCGGCACTGATCGTGCCTGGCTCACCAGAATCGAGCGTGTCGGCAATCTTGCGAAGAAGTGCTGGCAGAACTGACTGAATCAGCGGCACGGCTACCAGCCTGATCAGGGGCCAAATTATCGCGAACGGAATGAGCGGGAAGCCCATGTTGTTGCGGTCATCGGCTGAGGCGGTTTGTGTCATTTACATTTCCCGCCATAGCAACCGATTGCAATTGGACGGTGAAAGATGTTCGGAAAACGCCATCGTGCAAGGCGTGGAGCAGTCGCAACGAACACGACTGGTGCAACTTGCGTACTGTTGATGACAGTCACGGTGGTGGCAACTGTCAAGGATTCCTTGACAGTTGGACACTGACCGTTTTGGCACGCTTGAGCGGTGACGATAAAGAGTTCTGCGAGCATGGTGGGAACCTTGTTTTAAAGTGTAATTGCGGATGTTCCCGAAATCTGCTTCGGGAACATCCTTTCACGTGTGTTCGTCCCGCAGGCGGCACACGAATTTCAATCGGGATCGGGGAATCGTCGCTCAAGTTCTTTGAGTTTCAATTCTTTTTCGATCGCCATTTTTTCACGTTTCAAGCGGATCGAATAGATCGCCTGTATAACTCCCGCTGCCGTTGCCAGCATGGCGGGGATAGACCGAATGAATGCAATCACAACTGATTCCTCCGGCTGAATTGCAACTTCTGCAACAGTCCAACCGGAATATAAGAACCAGATTGGAACAGTGAGAAGCGAATAATCAGCGGTAGCCGGAATATCAGTCGGTTGCATTGGTGATTAGCTCAACGATGGTGGGAGTTTATCGCCTGATGCGAGGTAACGTGCAAGCTGTGCCACTGCAAATGTGATTGCAATTCCGAGCGGCGCGATGGTATCCACAATCTTAGGCAGATCCGCTTGGATCACGCCGACGGCTGTGATAGCTCCCACAATAGCAGCACGGATGATTGTTGAACGTGCTTGGTCGTAGTTGACTTGACCCAAAATATCTTTAATCACTTTTTTTCACCTTTCGTTTGCGGTTTCTTCTTGCGAAACTCCCAAGGTGGTTGCACATTGGGATCTGACCACAAGCCCCGGCTGGCTGTCTTGGCCTGTGTCTGAGCGGATTGTAATTGGGTATCGCGTTTGGCGTATTGCTCGTACCAGTGTGCCATTCCAGTTTCGACCATCGTCAAACTGGCATCTTTACCAGCGATTTCAACTCTTGCCAGCAGTCGTCCGTAGCGGTCTTTTTTGCCCGGTTTGATGGTGACGGTTTGGCCGAATACCAGCCCTGATAGGGCTTGTTTGCTAGCTTGCCCGAACGGTTGTTTCAATTCAGGCGCGTCAATGCCGTCCAGCCTGATTTTAATTGTTTCATCCGTTCGTACGGTGATCGTGTCACCATCGTAGACAGCTATAACTTTAGCCTCAAACGGTGGTGCGAACGTGAGCAGGAGCGTGGCGAGCGTGGCTAAGAGCATTCTAAATCAGCTTTCTGGACTAGTAAAAGATCGGATAATTCAATCCAGGCCGTTTGTTCTCGCATGGACAGGAGCGGCCATTCCAGATCAAGAGCCGCGCGAACCGTTTCGGCATCGCTGGAATCATCGTTTCCAGCCAATTGCAGATCATGGAGCTTGAGCAGGGATACAAGGCAATTGCGAAAGTGGTTCGGTAGTGCAGGCTTGATCATGTGCCGTTCCCGTTCGGTGGTGCTGGATCGTTTGCATCTGTCCACAATTCCAGTCCACAGGCTGCAATAAACACCTCAAAGCCGGGATCTGGACTGCCTGGCACCGTGATTGGTGCGTTGCCGTCAACGATGATTCCGTCCGGAAATGCAATCGTGATCGGTTCGTTATTGCTATCAACTCCGATATCGGCTTGAAATCCAATCGCCAGAAACCACGCCAGAGCCTGATTTAAGCATGTCCGGTTGATTTCGTTTGGAGATTGGTAATAGAGTCCACCGTTTGAACCCCACCATTCGTCGCCAGTGGAAATCTCTTTTAGGCGGATTGACGCCTCTGAGAGGTTGCCGGATAGACAATCGGCGAATGTTTGGCGATTGGCTGGGAGGACGGCGAAATAGATTCGGAGAGGGATTTGCGTCATGACCAGGTGATCCCCCATTTCGCGGCTGTGTAGGTCTTCCATGCTTGGTCTTCGGTACTGTTTGACTGGCGAGGCAGGACGACCAGCTCATAAAGCGACGAATTGAAATAGTATGACGTTGCAGCCCTTCCGACCATTGCTGTGCCCGCTTGTGGTGTTCCGGTGTTCTGAGTCATCGTCCCGGTTGTGTTTGCTGTGCCTTGCGATGTCCTGAGAAAGTAGTTTCCGGTCGTGTGTGACCCGTCATAATTTGCGATATACCCCACAACAGATCCGGTTGTCACTAATTGACCGATTTTTGCCCCCCACTGTGTGAGTAGTAGAGAACCCGTAGTTGGCTCGCCCCAAAGCATGCCTGATGCACCAGCTACACCTGTACCTGGCGAAGAAAAGGCAACGCCGATAGTCGATGGCTGTTTGAGTACCGCATAAAACGTGTACCCGCTTGCCAAAGACGGAAAACTCGCAATGTCCATCCATTGGCTCGACCCGTTGAAACTCATCGCCCCCAGCCCATTCAGCCCGTTGATAGGCGTTCGCCACGTTGGCCGATTGGTGCCGGTTTGCAATGCGTGCCGATTATTGCCGCTCAGATCCTTCCAGCCACCGATTGGCCCATTGTCGGTTGTGGCTGCTGTGGTCAGTGCGTTGTCGGTGAAGAGCGTGTCCATGCGGCTGGCGTCGAGCCAGAGGGCAGGGCTTGCAACGGGTAGGTCGGCACCGTAATTTAGGTCGAAGCCGTAACGTGATCGAAGGTAAGTGTTTAAATTGATCTCTTCATCACCCGTCAGTTCGCGGTTGCAGACGATGACCTCGGCGATTTTAGAGCCAACTGATCCGACGTAATTCCTGCCGATATTGAAGCCATTTTGAAGCGCATTGTTCGTGGTTGCTATCTGGTTTTGGAGCGAAGTAAAGGTTGTCTTGGTCTTGGTCGAGTTTAGCGTCGCACCTCTGGAGACCTTTGTAACGACGAAATTTGTCGATATTACGCTCTCGCCAAAGTCCCCGAGCCCTGTAGCTCCTGAGATACGGATCTGTTGCCTCGTCGGGTTTGATGGGTGGTTGCATAACTGATGGATCGACCCTTGAGCCAAGTCCCCGATGCCAAACGCACCTGTGTACTGAGCGGCTGCATTGTAAGCCGGATTACGGGAGATGATATAGAAACTGAAGCCGGTCGCTGTCCCGCCGGGGAATAAGGTGTCTTCGAAGTACCTGTGCACCGTTGACGAAGCTGGGAACTCCAGTACCGGCAGCCCATTAATCCCGTTCGCAGCCGTGCGAAACACGCCCCTGTTAGCCGCTGCGGGTTGTGCGAGGTGGTTATTATTGGTGCTCTGGTCGGCCCATGTCGCAACGGCTGCGCCGTCAGTGGATACTGTCAGCCCAGCGTCAGACTTGTACCAGCCGTAAAGCACGGCGTTGGTGAGTGATAACGGTGTCCAGGGCGCGACGGTGGCTTGAGGGCGATACAGGTACTTGGCAGATGGAAGAAATATCATACGATTGTATCTCCCGTGACGATAAACGTGTTCTGCGCGACCACCGAAATGACGCCGATGACAGCATATTGAGCGGCTGTTTTGAGGCCGTTTCGGCCATATAAAGTCACACCTGAAGCAGCTGCAATTGTGACTCTCCCAGTCCCCGCTTGTATAACAGAGAGATTAAACCCTGAACTCAGTCCCGTTGGTAGTGTGACAGTGATGTCAGATGTATTTGTGCAGACAAACAACGCGCCGCAAACCCCTTCAATAACCGTCCAATCGGCGTTTGTCGAGTAGTTTTCACGCTGCGTGCCGCCTCTGCGGATCGGGGCGGAGTTGCAACTGATCGAGGTCGTCAAACAGGCGTCGGATATGATCGCGCCGGGAATTGACTTGTTTGTGAGCGTTTGCGTGCCCGTCAGCGTGGCAACCGTCGAATCAATTGAAACCACCGGTGCCGTCGTACAGGCTGTAACGGTGATACCCGTGCTGCCCGTAACAGAGCTGAGTCCACCACCTCCACCGGAGACGGCCACGGTACTAGCCAACGTGATTCGGCCTTGTGCGTCCACCGTGATGACTGGCACCAGGGTGGACGAACCGTAAACACCGGGCGTTACAGCGGTATTCGTGAGCGATAGCGTCCGACTTGCATTAAGAGCACCGCCGCCCGTCAAGCCTGTGCCGGTTGCAATCGTCGTGGCCTGCAAGGCGTAAGTCGAGGCCGCCGTGGCTGAGAGTAAATAACTGGAAAGGCTTGAGGTTGTTGCGTAGGTCGA